CGAGTTCTACGAGCAGGCGATCGACAGCGCCATCATGCACGGCAACTACGTCGCGATCCGAGTTGGCTTCGGCGACGAACAGCAGCTCGTGCCAGTGCCGCTCGGTTCGGTGTCGATCGACAGTTCCACCGGCTTGCCGTGGTACACGATCAACAACCGCGTGTACCGGTGGGACGAGGTCTTCCACGTTCGAGCGAATGCACCGACCGGAACATGGTGGGGACGTGGCGTCGTTGAGAAGTTCCGCACGTCGCTGTCAGAGGGCCTCTACAGCCAGCGCTACGGCGAAGCGTCGCTTCGTACCGGCAGCGTCCCGAGCGTCGCGGTCAAGCTGGACGTGGACATCCCGACAGAGGAGCAGGTCACCAGCACGAAGGAAGGCTTCGTCTCCAGGTTCGGAGGCGGCAGCCGTGAGCCGATCGTTCACGGTCGGATCATGGAGGTCACGCCGCTGTCGTGGTCGCCGCACGATGCGGAGTTCATCGAGAGCCGGAAGACGACCTACGCCGAAGCAGCGCTGATGGTCGGACTCCGTCCGGAGGACATCGGCGCAACGCTCGGCAGTTCGATGACGTACGGCAACCGCTCAGACGACGCGCTCCAGCGAATCACAGACGGGTACGGCCCGTGGATGGCTCGCATCGAGGGTCCGCTGTCCGACATTCTCGAAGACGGCCGTGAAGTGAAGGGCACGCCAGAGGCGCTGCTTCGCACGTCAGTTCGCGAACGTCTGGAGATCCGTCAACTCGCTCAGCAGATCGGTGTTGAGACGCCAGAAGAGAGCCGAGCCGAAGAGGGCCGCGGTCCTCTGCCAACCACGCAACCTGAAGTCGAGACCGAGACCGAGGAGGTCGAAGAATGACAATCACGCTCTCCCGAGCGCTGCCTCTGATCGAAGTGAAGGGCCGCACGCTTGAGGGCGTCGCGTACAAGTACGCCCATCCGTCGAGCGTCACAGACGATGGGGAGGAGTTCTACTACGAGCAAATCCTCAGGGGAGCCGACACCAAGACGATCCGTGACCGTGCCGCTCGCGGTGACAGCTTCCCGGTTCTGATCTGGCACAGCCGAACGGTCAACAAGGGTCAGCTCCCGCCTGACTCGATCGGTGATGTCCAGTTCCATCCGAACGACACGGAGCTGGAGTTCAAGGCGGTACTCAACCGCAGTCGGCTCGCTGATGAGATGCTCGAATTGGTCGATGATGAGGTCGCACGCGACACGTCAGTTTCGTTCTCGCCGCGTCGTGATATTGAGGGCGTTCACGAAGGCCGATTGCTGTTGTCACGAGCGGAGATCTCGCTCCGTGAACTCTCACTCGCGCCAACCGGAACAGGCCAACACGCAGGGGCGAAGGTGCTCGTTATGAGGGCAACCGCCGCACCTGATCCGGAAATTGACGCACGTCTTCGTTTACTTAACCTCTTCTGATGATATAGAATCATCTGGAGAACAACCGACCGGACGGAGACCGGACCCGAAAGGGCACCATCTCGGCAGAACCATCGGAGTAGTGATTCAACCCACCACCCGAAAGGTACAACGAGATGTCACACATCCGCCGCAAGTTCGAAGAGGCTCGCGACCGCGCAGCCGCTCTTCGCGCCAAGTCCGATCGCACGGAGGCTGAGGAGCAGGAGCTGAACGATCAGCTCGACCGCGCCGAGCAGCTCAAGTCCGAGCTGGACGCCGAGAAGGAGCGCGATGCTCGCCTCGACGCTCTGGCCGAGGTCAGCCGCTCGATCGCCATCCCCGGTCAACTCGTCCAGTTCGCTGGCGAGCCCGAGCAGCTCACGGCTGGCGAGTACTTCGCCGAGGTCGCGAAGCTGATCAACGGTGGCAGCGAAGAGGAGTTCCTCGATCGCGCAGCCGCCTACCACGACCGGGCGACCGGCGTCTCCACCGACGTCGCTGGCATCCTGCCGGTCCCGATCGTCGGTCCGCTGATCGACTACTACGACCCGATGCGGAAGGTCTTCGCCTCGTTCTCGGCTCGTCCGATGCCCGCAGGCGGCAAGACCTTCGAGCGTCCGAAGGTCGTCCAGCACGTTCTGGTCGGCACTCAGGATGCTGAGGCCGATCCGCTGGACAGCCAGAAGTTCACGGTCGACAGCGACACCGTCACGAAGGCCACGATCGGTGGCACCCTCGAGGTCAGCCGTCAGATGCAGGACTGGACGACCCCAGAGGCCCTCGGCCTCGTCGTTCAGGACTTCGTCAAGGTCTACGCCCGCTACACGGAGACGTTGGCGGTCGCTCACCTGGAGGCGTTGGCAACCGACGTCTCGCCGTACGAGGACACCGACACCGAGGCGATCGTGGAGAGCTTCATCAACGGCGTGCTCGCTGTCTATGACAACCTCGACAACGACGACATGCCGCTGACGCTCTGGATCGACACGGCGTCCGCTGCGGCGCTCGCCACTCCGACCGGAGCGACGGACCGCACCACGTGGGCAGTCGTTCGCGAGGCGCTCGCCTCGATCGACAGCGACATGAGCGTCGTGGTCAGCCGTCGCCTCACGGCAGGCACCCGCATCATCGGTGTGGGCAGCATGGTCGAGTCGTACGAGCAGCGCCACGGCCTCCTGTCGATGGTGAAGCCGACCAACCTCACCACGGACATCTCGTACTCCGGCTACGTCGCCTTCCACGGCATCGAAGACGGATTCGTCGCCCTCGAAGAAGGCAGCTGAGGTTCCCTCCCCATGACCGTGACCGCCGCGACCGTCGCTCTTTGGAGCAAGTTCCCTCTTCCTGACCCTGAAGACGAGCTTGCCCTCTTGGAGTTGATCATCGCGGCGGTCACGGAACATGTGGAGGACCACTACGTCGTCGCTGACCCGATGACCGACAGCCAGGAACTCGCCGTGATGATGCAGTCCGCTCGCATGTGGCGTCGCCGTGACACACCAGAAGGTGTGATCGCGTTCGATGAACTCGGAGCGGTACGCGTCACGCGGCTCGATCCCGATGTCGAGCGGATGCTCACCGCACAGGTGAACTTCGCATGACGGTCGCGACGCTCCGCGAGATTCGCGAAGACATCGCCACTGCGGTGTCGGCAGAGTTGCAGTGCTTCGACAAGCTCCCGGCCGCGCCAATCCCGCCGTTCGCGGTGGTGATGTGGCCGAGCGTTATCGAGTTCGATCTGACCCTTTCCGGTCTGTCCACGTACTCGATTCCACTGACGATCTACGTCTCGCTCGCAGACGTGGACAGCGGTCAGGACGCGCTCGACGGCTTCATCTCCGGGGACATCCGCGAAGCGATCTACGCAGCCGAGTCCCCGCATTGGCGGAACGTCAACATCGAGTCCGTCACGAACATCCGTCCCGAAACGATCGGCTCGACCTCCTGTCTGGCCGCCGACTTCAACCTCACGATCATCGCCTGAGGAGGCAACTATGAGCGACATCCAGTTGAAGGGAGCACTCACCATCGGCGGTATCAACGTCGGTGATCAGTGCTCCAGCTTCGTCATCAAGACCGAGCGAAACAGCGTCACCGTGCCCGGCACGCTCACCAACATCCGGGAAGTGCAGAAGGCCGGAGCGAAGAAGCTCTCGCTGGTCATCAACTTCTGGTCCACGATGGCAGCCGCTGACTTCTGGGCGGAACTGTGGGACGCCATCGACAGCAACAGCGGCGAACTCGCCTTCACCGGGAAGATGAACGACGCCGCACTGTCGGCCGACAACCCGGAGTACAGCGGGAACATCGTGGTCCTCGCGCTCGACACGGGTGGCGAAGTCGGCACGCTCCGCGCACAGTCCCAGACCTACCCGATCACTCGGGCGGGCATCGCCCTCGACACCACACCCTGATCGGAGATTGAACCATGTCAGACATCCAGCTCACCGGCTCACTGACCATCGACTCGGTGGATGTGACCGACTACGTGTCCAAGTTCGTCATCAAGCGCGAACGATCCGCAGTCACCATCCCCGCGACGTTCGGCAACATCATCGAGTCTGAGGGCGCTGGCGTCCTCAAGGAGATGATCGAGATCACCTTCTTCAGCCCGATGACCGCAGGCATGCTGTGGGCCGAGTTGTACACAGCCATCAACACGGACAGTGCAGAACTCACGTTCTCTGGCGTTCGCTTCCAGGACGCGGTGATCGGTGGAGACAACCCGCAGTTCTCAGGAACGTTCGTGGTGATGGGCCTCGATACCGGCGCTGACGTCGGTGCTCTCCGCCAGCAGACGCAGACCTACCCGATCACGTCGGCAGGCGTCACCAAGGCGATCGCCTGACCCGGTGTGGCTGACCTTGCCGACCTGAGGCGCGACCTGGGGAGGCTCCTGGACAACCTGGAGCCTCTTCAGCACGCTGTTGGTGGGTTCGCCAAGGAAGAAGCACTGGACGCCGTCCGTCGAGACCTCGGCGGCGATATGGCGTTCAGTGGCTGGCGTAGGAAGGTCAAGCTCGGAGCCGGGTACGACATCGGCAAGCCGGTGATCCTCAACCTTCGTCCAGCGGGCATGTGGTTCCTCGCTGAGGATGGCCGCAAGCGCAGCAAGAAGTTCGGCCCGAAACGACGCGGCGGCAAGAAGGCCGTACTCACACCACGCGGCCCACGTGCCAACTCAACGTCCACGCGCTCGCGAGGCCTCAACACGTTGACGGATACGCAGCAGGCGATCGAACGAGGGATCGTCAAGGCAGCCGAGCAAGGCATGAACGAGATCATCGTGAAGGGAGGTTTCTGATGGCAACCAAGCCGATCAAGATTGAACTCGACCTCAACGATCGTGACGCCACAAAGAAGATCAAGGACCTGACCAAGGAACTCGGCAATACCGAGGAGGCCCTGGGCGAGGTTGAGTCAGCCGGTAAGACGATGGCACGCGCCATCCAGACCGCCGCTGACGACATGATCGATGAGATCGATCGCACGAAGCGCGCCGTTGATGCGATGGAGCTGGCGCTTGAGGGCGTCGACATGGACCCGCAACAGGTGGTAGGCGATCTCAAACGGATCGGTCTCACCGCTGAGGAGATTGAACTCGACGCTGAGGAACTCGCCACGGCGCTGAAGAGCATCGACGACGTGCAGATCTCTGCCGACAAAGCCGGGTTCACCGACCTGAATAAGGTTATGGGCGAGACCCGCGATACCGGCAAGGCGTCGTCAGCTGCCATCGGCTCGATCGGCGGCTCGATCTCAGAGTTGCCGGGTATCGAAGGGCTTGGGCCGATCGCTGAAGGCATCGGACAGCTCGCTGAAGGCGCACTTGAAGGCGAGGTAAACGTCAAGCAGCTTGCTGGTGCGCTCGGCGTCATGGGTGGCACCGCCGCCGCGATGTGGGTCGTCTCCAAGGCGATGCAGTCGATTGCCGACACCAAGGCCTTCAATGAAGCTCAAGCCGAGTCGTTCCGCGACGCCATCAAAGAAGTCGGCGAGGGCGTCCAGGCTGTCAATGAGGTCCTGGAAGAAACCGATGAGATTGTCGGTCGTGCAGGTGGCACATTTGGAGTCTTTGAGAAAGAGATCGACATTGCGCCGACTCTCCGTGACGCAGCCGTCTCGTACGACGAATGGCTAGCTGCTGTCGCCGATGGTGGCCCTGCTCTGGATGTGGTCATCGGCAAGCTCGTTGCACATCGGGACGCCATGGAGGAAGCTCGCAACCAAGCTCAGCGCAACAACGAGACCACGGTTGGTTATGAGCAAGCCATCTCCGAGGCCAACAACGCCATCGACATCGCCAAGGACACTCACAAGAATTACTCCGGTGAGTTGGCGAACACGGCAGAGCATGAGGAATGGAAGGCTGAGTCGACTCTCCGCTCGAAGGAAGCGACCGAGGCCGCTCTTGAAGCGACCGATCGCTCCATTGAGGCGTTGGAGGAGCAGAACGGCGCGTTGCAGGAGAACATCGACAAGCTGACCGCGCAGTACGACGCTCAGATGTCTGCCGTCGATGCTGGGTACGCGCTGGAGGAAGCGCAGTTCGCCCTGACTGATGCGGTGATCGCAGCCGATGAGGTCTTCGGTACGGCCGAGCAGGGCTCACGCGAGTACCGGGAAGCACAGCTCAGCGTCATCGAATCTGCGAATGGGGTAGCCGACGCCGAGGTTCGTGTCGCCACTGAGACCGCGGCGGCAGCAGGTCAGACCCTGACCGCCGCCGAGAATGTCGACATCATGAACGCCTCATTGGTGGATCAGGCGTCACAGCTCAACGGTCCTTCGCGTGACGCGCTGCTGGAGCACATCGCCAAGATCAACGAGATCCCACCCGAGAAGATGACGGAGATCGAAGCTGCTGTTGCAGCAGGCGATCTGGAGTTGGCGGAGAGGCTCATCAACGAGGCGTCACGTACCCGCACCACCGCAGTCGGGGTGGACCTGAACCGCGATCAGGAAGCAGACGTGGAACGTCGGCTCAACAACCTTGCCCGTTGGCGCGGTACGGGTATCGACATCAACACCAACGTCAGGGGACGCGGGGCTACCGGGGGCATCGTCACCCAGCCCACCGTCTCGCTGATCGGCGAGGCCGGTCCTGAGGCCGTCATCCCGTTGAACCAGATGCCGGGCGCGTCCCCGTTGCCGCCGAACCTCGCTGGTGGTGGCAGCGCAGGCGGTGGTGGCAGCACAGTGTACGTGACGCAGAACTTCCCTGCCGGTGTGCGGCCGACTGACGTGGTTGACGCGCAGCGTAAGTGGACGAAGAGGAACGGCCCGCAGTGAGCATCATCGGCTCGTTCGATCCGTCCGTTGAGGACTACCCGTCAGGATCGGTCACAGGGTCGCTCAACCTCGTTCCGAACTCGTCGGCTGAACTGTCGAATCCGGGTACGGCGGTCGGTGACTTCGACATCGAGTGGTCGACCGACTTCGCGTTCTCAGGCGAACGTTCAATCAAGGTCACGGTCGACACGTCCAACAGCGGCACCAGCGCTTGGGTACGTGTACCTGCGCCCGACAGCCCGAGTGGGCACCGCTACAGAGCGATGGTGTACATCCCAGAAGGCTCACCTCTGATCGGCGAAACACTCCAAATTGGGCGTGGTACTGGCACATCTTCTCCGGATGCTTTCACCACCTACGACGCCTTGGAAGCTGGTTGGCAGGCGACCGTAACCATCGCTGGTGCTGGATTCGATTACCTCTTTGTCGGTATTAACGACTCGTCCACCCTCCCAAATGGTGCGATCTTCTACATCGATGACTGGTCGGCAAACACCATAAGCGCGTGGGAACCGGCAGACGGCGAGCCGTTCTTCACGGCCGGTCAGCAGTGGGTGTGTACCGCTGACGGCACGTTCCAAGGCCTCGCTTGTACGACCAATGACATCCTGACGTGCGTCTCAAGCTGGTGGCTGACGGCGGATGACGCGTCGTGGGAACTGACGCCGGTCATGTCCACGGTCGCCGAGGCGCTCACGGTGAAGCCGATCGGCAGTCACGGCGTCCCGATCGGTCTCGGTGACTGGCGGTTCGCGGTTGAGATGCTGCTTCCGGAGGACGGCTCAGCAGCCTGGGGTGTAGGTACGTGGGGCGAGTCCACCTGGTCGAACATCATCCAGTGGAAGGACCTAACCCCGTGGGTGCGTGGTCTGAGTTGGTCGCGTGGCTCCTCGTCGTTCGCTGGTCGTCCTGAGGTCGGGGTGCTCGACTTCACGTTGGAGAACCTGGAGCGTCAGTTCAGCCCGTGGAACGGTGTGTCGGCGTGGAACAACGCAACGAACATCGACGGTGACGGCACGGTCGCGCCTGGTTACTTCGCCCCTGGCTCCATGATCCGCGTGGTTGCATTCAGTCCGTCCGAGGATGCCAACCCGCTGAGTGGTGCACCCACTGCGTCGTTGTGGGGCGAGGCCCAGTGGGGTACCGGCATCTGGTCAGGCATCAGTGATTCGTTCTGGGTGCCCCAGTTCACCGGGGTTGTCGAGTCCTGGCAGGACGCGACCGATGGTGCCGGCGCCGAGTCGTTCGTGAACGTCACCGTGATCGAGACGTTGAGCACACTCGTTGACGTTGAGGGCTTGGCTGTCACTCCGGTCGGAGCTGACGAGATTCCTGCTCTACGTCTCGCCCGGCTGCTCGATGACGCCGATTGGCGGTTCGGAGATGTCGATGACTCGGCGTGGATGCCGACACTCGACCTGGAGGAGTACGCGCTCCAGGCGACCACGTTGGAGGGACCACGGATCAGCGAGATGTACCTGGTCGCTGACTCGACCGGCACAGTCATCCGCTCAGGCAAGGACGGCCGCGCCGTCATCTACAACATCCCCGAGCTGGGCGGTCTCGGTACGGGTATCCGACGTGGTCCGGACAAGGACGCCTTCGCGTGCCTGTCGTGGCAGTACGACGACAGTGACGGCTACTGCGTCCCGACGGTCGTGGACTCGCCACAGGTCGCGAACGATGACGAGGTGATCGTCAATGAGGTCACGCTCGGCTACGTGGGCGGCTCGGAGAACGTCTCATCAGCCCCGTTGTCGATCGACCGGTACGGCCGTCGCAGTCTGTTGCGGACGGACCTGATCTGCCAGTCCGAAGACCTCATCGATGAGCTGCAGGCCGCCATCCTCGACGCTCGCGCGAACTTGCCGATTCGTCTGGTCAGCGTCCAACTGCACTCAGATCACGAGGCCGCACTCATCCCACTGATCGGACTCGACGTCCACAGTCAGATCGATGTCGAACTCCCGCCGCTGCCGACGCACTGGGTCAACGTCACCGGGGCGTACGTCGACTCGATGACCCACTACGTCACACCGCTCAACTCGTCCGAATTGATCTGGACGTGTGACCTCACCTTCGGAATCCAACAGGGCATCCGAAACATCGAAAGGACATGACCTCATGGCAATCGACAATGTGACACTCGGCGAAGTGATCGACCCCGATTGGGGTAACACTGTCGCGAACTTCATCAACAACTTCAAAACGTCCAGTGTCGCCACGGCCCAAACGGCTGGTGGGGCCTTCCCTGTCGACCTCGCCACCGTTGGCCCCACCGTCACGGCTGTCACGGGATCGAGCGCTCTGGTGATCGTGTCGGCCATGGTCGGTCTCGCTTCGTTCGCCGGCAAGCCCGTCATGGGTTTCGCTGTCTCCGGTGCGACCACGATTGCAGCGAGCATCGATCGGGCGGCATCATGGACCGATACCACGGCCAACGCCCTGGAATGGTCATCGGCGGTGTGGGTGGAGCATGTGACGTTGACGCCGGGAACGAACACGTTTACAGCCAAGTACGGCAACGCCAGTTGCCAATTCAAGGACCGGTCCCTCACCGTCATCGCGCTGATCTGAGTCGCACCATCCTCGGCATCCCGATGGCCTGACGATTACCAGCCTGATTGACACGCCAACCTGGACGTGTGAACAACAGACTGGTTATAGTTGCTGCTATGACTCGCAACGCCTGGCTCTACCTCCGCATCAGCCGAGACGAGGCGAACGACCGCCTCGGTGTGACCAGGCAGGAGGAGGCACT